TAATAATTCCACAGGTATAAACATTGCTAAAGGTGGACTAATAACTAAACGAAAGAAGAAGAAGTAACAATAAGGCTACCCAGCTACGGCTGGCCCCAACATAAGGAAACAATATGCCTGAACTACAAACTGTTGAACAACCAAAAACTGCAGGGTTTGTAAACCCTAATCATAGTAACCGTAACCGTAAAAGGATTGAGGAAGACGAAAAAGAAATAGAAGAACTTGAAGGTAAACCTCAAGAGGAAGAAGAAGTAGCAATAGAAGCTACTGAAGAAGCTGAAGATAAAGACCTTACACGTGAAGAAAAATCTTTTAAAAAACGTTACGGTGATCTAAGGCGACACATGGGAGAAAAAGAAACTGAGTGGAAAGACAAGCTTGAAACCCTTGAAAAACGTATTAAAGGGGAGTCAGTAGTTTTACCTAAATCAGATCAAGACATTGAAGAGTGGGCAAATAAATACCCTGATGTAGCTGGCATTGTAGAAACAATTGCTACTAAAAAAGCAAAAGAAATGTTTAGTTTAGCTGAAAGTCGTTTTGAAGAACTTGATGCTAAAGAAGCAGAGATGTCTAGAGTTTCTGCAGAAAACGCAATTCGTGAAGCACATTCAGATTTTGATAAACTAAAAGAGTCTGATAATTTCCACGATTGGGTAGATGCTCAACCTAAATGGGCGCAAGACGCTTTGTATGAAAACTCTGATGACCCTGATTCAGTAATTAGAATTATTGATCTTTATAAAATAGATAATAATTTAACTAAAAGTGACTACTCAGCAAGACGTAAAGCTGCAGCTTCTGCAATTAAAAAAGGTAAGAAAACCAAAGTAGTTGAAAACGACTCAAAGGGTTCTTTTACGGAATCTCAAATTGCTAAAATGTCTGCCTCAGAGTATGAGAAACAAGAAGAAGAAATTAATAATGCAATTAGATCTGGTAAATTTATTTATGATTTATCTGGACCCGCACGATAATATATACTTGACAAATAAAATTTTGTTAGTATAACTAGGGATTAGTATTCAGAAGCCACCATTAGGTCTACCTTCTCTACTAACCCTCTCACTGAAGCTCAAACAAAAAGACTAAGACTACCTGTATTAAGTATAGGCCCGTACTTAGATTAACTGGCCGGTTAATCTTAGTTTGCACCCTAGAAAACAATCAGCCTCTTCAGATAATGTTTAGCTAAACAAAGCCTAAACTTTATAGGAGGATTACTCATGGCTTTTACAACCGCAACAGGTTATGGGAATTTACCAAATGGTAATTTTAGTCCCGTAATCTACTCCAAAAAAGTACAGCTTGCTTTCCGCAAGAGTACTGTTTGTGGTGATATCACAAACTCAGACTATATGGGTGAAATTTCTGCCCAAGGTGATACAGTTAAAATCATCAAAGAACCAGAAATTTCTGTAAGTGAATATGCACGTGGCACAAATGTCACAGCACAAGACTTGGAAGATGAAGACTTCTCTCTCGTCATTGACAAAGCTAATTATTTTGCTTTCAAAATGGATGATATTGAAGAGGCCCACAGCCACGTAAACTTCATGGACCTTGCTACTAACCGTGCTGCGTATCGTCTTGCTGACAACCATGACCAAGAAGTTCTTGGCTATATGGCTGGATATAAACAGTCTTCTTTGCACAGCAAAGCTGATACTCTTAACACAACTGTTAATGGTACTAAGGCTGTAAGCACTGCAGGTTCTAACGAACTGCTTTCCTCTATGCAATTGCATAAAGGTGACTTTGGTAACATTACCACTACTTCTGCTGGCACTCACTCAATCCCTGTGACTGCACGTATGCCCGGTGCTACATCGTTGCCAACTGCTACCGTTTCTCCTGCAATGATTATTGCACGTATGAAACGTTTGCTTGATCAACAACAAGTTGACTCTCAAGGTCGTTGGTTGGTAGTTGATCCAGTGTTCATGGAAATTCTTGCTGATGAAGATTCACGCTTTATGAATGCAGACTTCGGTGAATCAGGTGGACTGCGTAATGGACTTGTCCTTAACAACTTCCACGGCTTCCGTGTATATTCCTCGTCTAACTTGCCAGCCCTTGGCACTGGACCGGGTACTTCAGGAACAGCTAACCAATTAACCAACCTTGGTGTAATTGTAGCTGGACATGATTCTGCTGTAGCAACTGCCGAGCAGATCAATAAGACAGAATCATATCGTGACCCTGACAGCTTTGCTGACATTGTTCGTGGTATGCATCTATACGGTCGTAAGATTCTTCGTCCTGAAGCAATCGTTACCGCCCGTTATAACGCAGCGTAAAGGAGATATAAACTATGGCTACGTTTGATATGACCGTTGCTTCTACCGCTGGCGTAGGGGCTAACGTACTTGCTGTTCCAACCGTTGTTGGTAATGCAGTACGTACAATTGAGGCAATACTAGACATTGACGCTATGATTGCTGCAGATGCTACCATTGCTAATGGTGACATTTTTCAACTCCTTGAGATTCCTGCAGAGACAGTAGTTATTGCTGCCGGTGCAGAAATCATGAAGTCTTTTACTGCAAGTTGTACTTGTGATATTGACTTTGGTGGTGGAGATGATATTATTGATGGTGCTGCACTTGATGCTGCTGCCGGTACATACCTTGTAAAAGGTAGTAACGGTGAAGCTAACGTAATAAGTACAGGTTCAGCTTCAACATTTGCTGCTGAATCACTTGCTTGCGTAGGTGCTGCAGATACCATTGATGTAACTATTGCTGGTGCTGCTGCTGCTACTGGACGCTTGCGTGTCTATGCAGTAATTGCAGATGTTTCTGTCGCTCACACCGAAGCTGCTGTTGCACAGCGTGACTTGGTGTAATAAACCTACATACTTTGGGGCTGGCTATATGCTGGCCCCATTAGTGTATCAAACTTATACAACAAAAAATTCTTGGGGTATAAGAAATATATTTAGGAAATATAATGGCTCTTACTTTTCTTACATTAACTAATAGTGTCATTACAAGAATGAACGAGGTAGAACTTACTTCTAGTACCTTTTCCGGTGCTAGAGGTATTCAGACACAGTGTAAGAATGCGGTTAATGAATCTATACGATACATCAACCAGCGTGAGTTTGGGTATTCTTTTAATCACGCTAGTAATTCTTCCACATTAGTAGCAGGACAAACTAGGTATACTCTCCCAACAAGCACTAAGTCTATAGACTATAGTACAGCTAGAATTAAAAAAGACACTGATCTTAATGTGTCAGGTAACAGTCTTACAACGCTTAACTATAATGAGTATATTCAAAACGGTCTTGCTGATCAAGAAGATGACGTTGTAGCTACCACACTAAATGGATCACACTCTGACAGTGTAGCTACGCTAACTCTTGCATCTACTACAGGACTTGCTACTACAGGCACAGTACATATAGGCAGTGAGCAAGTTACTTACACCGGAATACTAGGTAATGATATTACAGGTTGTACACGTGGTGCTAACAGCACTACTGCTGCTGCACATTCTAGTGGCGTAGCAGTAACACAGTTTGATAGTGGTGGTGTACCCAGAAGTATTGTACGTACTCCTGATAATAACTATCTACTTCATCCTTATCCTGATAAAGCTTATACACTAGCTTTTGATTACTATACCTTTCCCTCTGATTTATCAGCTCACGGTGATACAACAAGTATACCTGATAGATTTGCACCTATAATAGTAGACGGTGCAACTGCTTACGCTTATCAATACCGTGGAGAGTTAAATCAATACCAATTAAATTTTGAACGTTTTGAGCAAGGCATTAAGAATATGCAAAGTCTTCTTATTAATAAATTTGAGTACGTTAGATCAACTGTTGTTTTAAGGCCACGTGGTTCTATTAACTTTATGTCTGGGGTTATTAATTAATGCCTGATAGCTCACAAGTACAACCAGTAGCATTTAACTGTGAGGGCGGTTTAGTTTTAAACCGTTCTAGTTTTATTATGCAACCGGGAGAGGCAATAGAGCTATTAAACTTTGAGCCTGATATTCAAGGTGGATATCGTAGAATAGATGGCTATCGAAAGTTTATTAATCATGTTATTCCTATTACAAATACTACTGCTGAAAAACCTTTAATGGTTGTAACTTTTGCAAATAAAGTAGTAGCTGCTAGAGGTGAAAAAATATATAGCTCTGCTTCTACTGAAGTAAATATTGCTGTTGCGTCCGATACAAGTATGACAGGCTCTGGTAGTATTACAGTAAAGTCTACTACAGGTTTTTCTTCTAGTGGCACTATCCAAATTAACTCAGAAATATTTACTTACACAGGAGTATCAAGCACAGCTTTTACAGGTGTAACTAGAGCAACCTCAAGCACGACTGCTGCAGCACATAAAAAAGGTGATGTAGTATCCGAGTCTTGGACAGAAAGAGATACAGGTAGAACTAACGCAACAAAGTATCACTTTGAAAGATTTAACTTTGATGGTACAGAAAAACTTATTTGTGTAGATGGGGTTAATGCCCCTGTAGTTTTTAATTCGTCTTTATCTGCTACAGACGTTTCTCCTACTCAAGAAGGTTCAGGTGAAATTACATCTCTTGGAGCAGATATTACTTCTACTACAACTATGACAGGATCAGGTACTATTATAGTAAAAAGCACTGCAGGTTTTATTAACCCTGATTCAGGTACTCAATCTATAGTAATTAATAGTGAAATATTTACATATACAGGACTTTCTTCTACTACTTTTACAGGTGTAACAAGGGCCACTAATGGTACTGTAGCAGCAGAACATAAAATAGCTGACTCTGTTTTTGATTTATTTCCACCTTCAGTTATAGGTGCTAAAGTCGTTGTAGCTTATAAAGAACATATGTTTTATGCAGGAATGTCTAACACTCCACAAGAAATAGTTTTTAGTTTACCTTTTGATGAAGATAATTTTTCTGTAGCTCTTGGTGCAGGTAGTATTAATGTTGATGATACAATAGTTGCACTAAAAGTATTTAGAGATAGTTTGTTTGTTTTTTGTGAAAACAGAATCTTTAAATTAACAGGTACTAGCCAAGCTGATTTTACTATGACTGCTGTAACAAGAAACATTGGATGTATTAATAGTTTTACTGTACAAGAATTTGCAGGTGATTTAATATTTCTTGGTCCAGATGGATTGCGAACTATTGCAGCTACAGAACGTATTGGGGATACGGAACTTGGTACTATTAGTAAAAATATTCAATCTATATTTGATGAAAACATTAGTGATGCTGCGGCTTTTGACAGTGTAGTTATTCCAGACAAAACACAGTATAGAATATTTTTTAATAAAGATGGACAAAATCCTACTCTTTCAAAAGGTGCTATATGTGTACTAAAAAAAGAAACGTTTGAGTTTTCAGAAATACTTGGGCTACAAACAACTTGTACTGATACTCACATTATAGCAGGTGATGTATTTGTATTACACGGTGACGTTAATGGATTTATACAAAGACAAGAAGCTGGCAATACCTTTGATGGAACTACTATAGAAGGTAAGTACAGAAGTCCTGATATGGCATTTGGTGATCCCGGCATACGTAAACATATGCAACGTGTTATTATTAACTATAAACCAGAAGGCTCTGTTGACGCTGACTTATTTATACGTTATGATAATGAAGATAGAGAGTCTGCAAGACCTGCTGTGTATCCATTTGATACCAGCCAATTAGCTGCTTCATACAATAATGCAGTATATAGTACAACTTCTAGCGCAACCCAATTTGTTTATGGCGGTGGC